GCTTTGGCATTCAAATCGACCTTGGGTTCAAGTTCTTATTGTGTGATCGACTCGGGTTACAAGTATCAATACGACCCATACAATGATCTTTACCGTTGGATTCCTCTGAATCCAGACGTTGCTGGTTTGTGTGCTAGAACAGATAGCACAAATGATCCTTGGTGGTCTCCTGCTGGATTCAATAGAGGTCAAATTAGAAATGTCATAAAGTTGGCATTCAATCCATCCAAGGCATTTAGAGATCAAATTTATCCAGACGGAATCAATCCAGTCATAACGACACCAGGAGAGGGAACGATCCTCTTTGGTGACAGGACTGCATTGAGTAAACCAAGTGCATTTGACAGAATCAATGTTCGGAGACTGTTCATTGTCTTGGAGAAGGCAATCGCAACTGCGGCAAAATTCTCGTTGTTTGAATTTAATGATTCATTCACTAGATCACAGTTCGTTTCTTTGGTGACTCCATATTTGAAGGATGTCAAATCAAGAAGAGGAATCATCGATTTCAAGGTAGTTTGTGACGAATCTAACAATACGGCAGAAAGAATCGACAGAAACGAGTTTTGGGCAGACATCTACATCAAACCAAATCGTTCCATCAATTTCATTCAATTGAACTTTGTCGCAACTAGATCGGACAGTAACTTTACAGAATTAGGTGCGTAAAATATATAAATACAGACAAAGGCTGTAAAAGGAGATAAAATGTCATTACCAGATATTCAATCGTTTAAAAACTCTATGCTCAGGGGTGGAGCTCGAGCTGATTACTTCTTAGTTCAGGGTTTGAACATAGGAAGTATTCAAGAGTTTTCTTACCTTTGCAGAGCGGCATCTTTGCCAGCGGCAAAAGTTAGTACAGTAGAAGTTTCCACTCCTGGTGGAAGAAAGATAAAACTTGCTGGTGGAAGAACTTTTGAAGATTGGCAGATCACAGTTTACAATGACACAAACATGGTGATGAGATCACGATTTGAAGCATGGCAAACAGCTTGTTCGAATTGGGACAGTCCTGCTGGATTTGACAATATAGATGCGTATGCTTCTAACCAATGGAATGTCACCCAACTTGATCGTGCTGGTAGAGCAATGAGAGCATATCAATTCTTTAATATGTGGCCTACGGGACTGGGTGCGATAGATTTGAATTTTGATGCTTCTACTGCAATTGAACAGTTCACAGTGGATTTAGCTTATTCGCATTACGTTCCAGTTGCAACTAACGGGAATGTTGGTCCAGCTGGAGTTCTTGGTTCTGATTGGGCAGTGAACCTTGGATTCTCTGGTTCGTTCAATCTAAACTTTGAAAGTGGTGGTGGTATTCTCGCTAGTGTGAATGCTCTCGCATCAATCGGTGGTTCGTTTAGTCTTTGATAATAAATGAGGAATAAAAATGGCATTTGAATTATTTGGTTTGAGAATAGGTAAGACAAAACAGGAAAAGGAGGAATCGAAATTAACATCTTTCGTTCCTCCTGATACTGACGATGGCGCAGTGATAGTTGAAACTGGTGGATTTTATGGACAGTATGTTGACTTGGATGGATCTACTCGCAGTGACTACGAGTTGATACAGAAATATCGCGACATGGCTCTTCATCCTGAGTGTGAAAACGCAGTTGAAGAGATAGTCAATGAATCTATCGTTGCTAGTGATAATACCGATGTTGTAAAAATAAACTTAGACAATGTGAATCTAGATGGTGAAATAAAATCCTTGATAACCAAAGAATTCAAGACAGTCTTGGAGTTGATGAATTTCAACACAAAAGGATACGAATTGTTTCGTCGGTGGTACATTGACAGTAGACTTTATTTCCATGTGATTGTCAATCCAAATAATACCAAAAAGGGAATAGTGGAACTTCGTTACATCGATCCACTGAATCTCCAAAAGATTCGCGAATTCAAGAAAGAAACTAGAGCAGACGGATCAAAACTTATTGCCGATGTGGAAGAATTCTACATTTTCCATAAGTATGTGTTTCCAGGTGGTCAGAAAAATTTCGCGACCGCGCCCGATGTTCAGGGATTGAGAATTTCTCCTGATGCGATCGCCGCAGTGAATTCGGGTCTTTATGATACGAGAAACAAGAGAATCGTTGGATATCTACATAAGGCAGTGAAATCTTTGAATCAACTGAGAATGATGGAAGATGCGGTCGTGATCTACAGAATCTCCCGCGCTCCTGAAAGAAGAATTTTCTATGTGGACGTTGGTAACTTGCCGAAACAGAAGGCCGAACAATACCTTCGTGATTTGATGAACAAACACAGAAACAAATTGGTCTATGATGCGAACACTGGTGAGATTCGCGACAACAGAAGAATGATGACCATGTTGGAAGACTATTGGATGCCTCGCCGTGAAGGTGGAAAAGGCACTCAGATCGAAACTCTTCCTGGTGGTCAAAACCTCTCTGAGATGGAAGATGTGAAATACTTTCAAAAGAAACTGTATCGTTCTTTGAATGTTCCGATTTCTAGATTAGAGAGTGAAACGGGATTTACTTTGGGTAAATCAACAGAAATAACTAGAGATGAACTTAAATTCACAAAATTTGTAAATAGAATGAGAACTAAGTTTGGTGAAATTTTTTACGATTTGCTCGGTAAACAATTGATACTTCGAGAAATCATTACCAAAGATGAATGGGAAAAGATTCGTTATGATGTTTATTTTGACTTCAAAAGAGATAATTATTTCACCGAACTGAAAGAAGCAGAACTTCGCAAGGACAAGGTTGATGAATTGATGAATATGACCCAATATGTTGGAAAGTTCTTCTCTTATCAGTGGATTCGTAAGAATGTTCTCAAGTTGTCTGATGAAGAAATTGTTCGAATGGAGAAGGAAATAGACGAAGAAAGAAAGAAGGGATTGATTCCACAGGATCAGTCGGAATACGGACTATGACAGAAAAAATACAAAAAATAATAGATTGTGTCGTAGAAAGAGATTTGGAATCTTTCAAAAAGAATCTTTTCTTAGCGGTTTCCGAAAGAATAGAGGAATCCTTGGAGGAAAAAAGAATTCAGATATCGTCATCTATATTGGAGGCAGACGATCCTGCTGCTGCAGCGGCAGAAGCAGACGCCGAAAAACAAGCTTTGTTTGTCGATCCCATGATGGCGAAAGAATACTTTCTTGTTGACATCGACTACAAGGAACATACCATCACACTGAAGAGTTTGGGGACTGGAATCGGTAAACCTATAATTTCTTATATTGATGGGGAACAATTTGAAGTGTTCACTGATAGGGATATTGCAAAGAGAGAATCCCAACAAGCAATAGACAGAATGATTAAGAAGGGTATAACTGATATAAAGAACTTGAGAAAAAACCCAGAAAAACTCAAAGCAGAAGCACAAAGAGCAAAAGAAGCACAAAAAGCTCAAGAAGCTCAGAAGCAAGATGAGAATAAAAATAAATAAAAGAGTGTTTTTATTAAAAGGAATTTTCCAATGGCAGAAGAAAAAATGACCGAATATCAAAAATTTTTCATGAAAGCAATGAAAAAATTTGGCGTCAATTCACTCGCCGATTTCAAGTCAGATGCGGAGAAGAAAAAATTCTTCAACTATGTCGATAAGGAATGGACTGGCGCAAAGTCGGAAGATTTTGAGATTCATGGAAGAATGATGAGCGAAGCAAACGCATTCCTCAAAGCTCGTGCCGCGGCAATGTGGGAAGGGAATGAAGAGTTTGAGTTCAACGGTAAAGTTTATCCTGTTATTAAGGTAGCAGAAGAAAACTGATGAAATCTTTTTCTAACTATCTTTCAGAGGATTATGATGGAGAGATGGCAATCTCTCAACTTCGTTCAATTGTAGACAATGCGACGAAGTTGCTTGAGATGATGAATCCCGAGACGAATCTTGAACCTTGGGTTCAGAGTAAGTTGACCAAGGCACAAGATTACATGTCTGTTGTACATGATTATATGACACACACACCTGAAAATCATGTTGAAGAAGGTTCTCTTCTTCCATCGGAAAGAAATGATCAACAAAATTACAGAAACACTTCATCGGGTTCGAAAGTTGCGATGAAGTATTGGGACAAGAGTCAAAAACCAAACTACAAACCAGATGCAGCTGCATCTGTTCGAGCAAAAAGAGTTCACAGAGGAGGGTATCATGCCTGATGAGTCAACAATGAGAATGATAGACGCTGCATTGGAAAAGAACGCTGTTTCGTTCAAGAGTTCCTTGGAGGATTCGATGAATGAAAGAATTGCCACCGAACTTCGCGACAAGAAGATGGAGTTGGCAAGCAAGATGTTTGAAGAGGATTCCAAAGAAGCTCAGATGTCGATAGTTTCAAAGAAGAAGAAAGAAGCAGCAATGGATCAAAACGACATCATGATGAAAGGTACTTCTCCTGCCAAGGCATAAAAAGATGAAAAATTTCAAACAACTAAGAGAAAAAATAAATAATTTTGAACTGAACGAAAAAAATCATCTTTCTTACAAAGTGAAAGATATGAAGTCTGCGGAGTTCATCAAGAAAGAACTTTCTGGATTGGTGAAAGCGGATTTTGAAACGAATAAGAAGGGTTCTTCATACGTTTTATCTGTTTCTCCTAAAAGCGCACAAGATGAGAAGGTGATAAAGGCATTTATGGATGATGCAAAGATTGAAATGTTAAAGGATGAATTTGTTCGTGTGGTTCACAAGACTCGCGAATTGGGAGAAGAGATAGAATTCACTGTTTTCAGCGGAGAAACTGTGGTTCTTTCCCCTGATACCTGTTCCAAAATAGTCCAAATCCATGACACTCTACACGAAGAAAATCAAGAAGTGTTCATGGACATGCTAGTTCACTCGTTGGAGACATTCGAACAAGCAAAGAATTTCTGTGAAACATATAGCGAAACCAAGGAGTGAATGAATGGCTTACAAGATAATAACATCAACACACAATAGATTGGTCGGACTCTTTTCGGGATCAACAACTTTGAATGGCAGTGCTGAAATATTCGGTGGATTGACTGCCGACCCAAGCACATTCCAATTCACAAAAGGTTTTGTTGATAGTGGTGCTACAACGGCTATTAGTTTTGGTGCCGCTGGTATAACATTTACACTTCCCGCTGGTCTTCACGCTTTCGACGACCACGGAATGGCAATTGGTTCTACTTTGTGCAATCAGGTCACAGTAACCGTTTCGGGAAGTGCTTTTGCTATATTGGAGTTCAAGGGAATTCCTACAACTCGTTCAGAAGATTACTTCAAGTAAGGATAATCAGAAATGAAACTATTCAGAGAAATAAACGAAGAAGTTCAGATTCTTACAGAAGAATCGGACAAGGGCGACAAGAAATACTTCATTGAAGGTGTGTTTCTTCAGGGTAACTTGAAGAATCGCAACGGAAGAGTTTATCCAATGGAGATTCTTGATAAGGAAGCTTC